TATATACACAAGACCAATTATTAAGATTAATTAAGTTGTATAATACAGCTGATGAATCAGAAAAAAAGTTATTAAAACCATATTGTGACCAAGCAATATTTAAATATTTTAATCACAAACTAAAAACAAAAAAATGCGAAGACGAAACTCATATCGCCGCTCATCTCGAAAGCGCGGTTATGGCAAGCGTAAAGTAAGCCGCAGCTACTATGTATCACGCGGCGGAATTAGACTATAACATTTAGGGGTTAGTCGCCCCTTATTTAAAAACATTAAAAACAAAACAACATGAAGCCGAATTTATTTAATTCGATTAAGCTGCAAAGACCAAAAAAGAATGTCTTTGACCTCACCCATGACGTAAAGTTATCAGCAGAAATGGGCAATTTAACTCCAATTTTAACATTGGAATGTGTACCGGGAGATAAGTTTGAATTAGGATGTGAAAGCCTTATTAGGTTTGCACCAATGATTGCACCTGTAATGCATCGTATGGATGTAAGTATGCATTATTTCTTTGTTCCTAATCGTATATTATGGGATAATTGGGAAAAGTTTATAACAGGTAATTCAGAAGTAGTTCCCCCATTTATTGATTATACAGCTAATTATCTTAATCCTGCTAATAATTTATTAGGAGCTGTTAAGTTTATGGATTATATGGGAGTACCACCACAAGTAACAGGCGGAACAACACAAAATATTAATGCATTACCTTTTGCTGCATATCAATGTATTTATAATGAATATTATAGAGATCAAAATTTAATTACACCAATTAATTATAAGTTAGTAGATGGAAATAATTATAGTACTAATGATAGAATTAGAGAATTATGTAGTTTAAGAAAACGCGCATGGGAACATGATTATTTTACTGCTTCACTACCATTTGCACAAAAAGGAGCTGCTGTAGATATACCTCTTGGTACAATTACAACACCTTATGCAAAAATTGAAGGTACAGGAGGTTATGATGTTCCTAATACTTCCGGAGGTAACTATTCTGTAGATAATGCACCTTCACCATTAACAAATGGATTATATGCACCTGGAACAACTGCAGAAGTAGAACCTACCACTATCAATGATTTACGTAGAGCATTTAGATTACAAGAATGGTTGGAAAAAAACGCAAGAGGCGGTACTCGTTACATAGAAAGTATTTTAACCCATTTTGGTGTAAAATCTTCAGACAAACGCTTACAAAGACCTGAATATATTACAGGTGTAAAATCTCCTGTAGTAATTAGCGAAATTGTAAACACAACAGGACAAGATGGAGGATTAGCACAAGGTAATATGGCAGGACATGGTATATCAGTATCTTCAGGTCGTTCAGGTTCATATTATTGTGAAGAACATGGTTATATTATCGGAGTAATGTCAGTTATGCCAAAAACATGTTATCAACAAGGTATTCCAAAAACCTACTTAAAAAATGATAATTTAGATTATTTTTGGCCATCATTTGCTCATATAGGTGAACAAGCTGTAACAAATAATGAAATTTATGCTTATACATCAGCTGCAAATGATACATTTGGTTATGTACCAAGATACGCAGAGTATAAATATATGCCTTCAAGAGTTGCAGGAGAATTTAGAGAAGAATTAGATTATTGGCATTTAGGTAGAAAGTTTGATTCAGCACCAGCATTATCAGGAGAATTTGTATCATGTACTCCAACAAAACGCATATTTGCAGTATTAGAAGGACCAGGTTCTGAAGCAACAGATAGTTTATATTGCCATGTATTAAACAAAATTAAAGCTGTTAGACCTATGCCTAAATTTGGTACACCAATGTTTTAACCATGAGTAGTAGGTGTATAACTCCTTTCTATAAGAAAGAACAAACAAGAGGAGAACATATACCATTTCCTTGTGGAAAATGCCCCCCATGTAAGAAAAGACGGACATCAGGTTGGTCTTTTCGGTTAGTAAAAGAAGGAGAGCGGAGTTTATCCGCTCTCTTTATAACTTTAACTTACGATACAGAAAACGTTCCTATAACATCGAATGGATATATGACATTGGATTTAAAAGATTTACAAAAATTTTTTAAACGTTTAAGAAAATTATCAGATGAAAAACTTAAATATTACGCGGTTGGAGAGTATGGGAGTAACAAAAAACGCCCGCATTATCATATCATTCTTTATAATGCTAATAAAGACAATATTGCAAGGGCTTGGGCTCTTAATAATAAGTCTATTGGTAATTACCATATTGGTAATGTTAGTGCTGCCTCTATTGGTTATACCCTCAAATACATGAGTAAAAAATCTCAAATTCCAATTCATCAAAATGATGATAGAAAAAAGGAATTTAGTGTAATGTCTAAAGGTTTAGGTAGTAATTATATTACTGAAAATATGATAAAATGGCATAAAAATAATTTGGAACAGCGAATGTATGTTCCAATTGAAGATGGTAAAAAAATAGCTATGCCACGATATTATAAGGACAAAATGTATAATGAGGAAGAAAAGGATAAAATTAGCAAATACATGGTTAAAATTAGCGAAGAATTAGATTTAAAAATATCACAAGAATTCAGCAGTTTTACTGAACAAGAAAAAGTAATATCTGAAAGACATATTTTTGCATTTAAAAAAATGGAAAAATTAGCTGAATTAGAAAGAAAAACAAATGATTTATGAAAGTACGTAACATGTTTAATGCTAAAGAATACAAAGACGATGAAGTCTTTACGGAACCATCACAAACAGTTCCAGACCAAGCGTTAACGATAAGAGAAATATTAAAAAGATATGCAAGTGGTCAACCACTTGGTGGAAGTCAAGAACCTATTTATGAAGGAGATGAAGGCGATGGTATAGACCCTCGCAGACTCGATTTAGCAGAAAGGCAAGAACTTGAAATAGCTGCTCGTCAAGAACTTGCTGAAATCGAAAAGCGTTTAAAGAGCACAACAATAACAACCGAACAAAGGTTGACAAAAGAACAGATTCAAGATATTGAATCACAAGATGTTGAAAACATCGATTAAAAAGAAATATGGCTGTGCAAGTTTACTTGCATGGCCGTATTTATTAAGACAAGCGTAGCGCGTCAGTAATAAACACTAATAATACCTTGATATATTAGTGTTTATTGACACTAAACATATATATTTGGAAAAGTAAACGAGAAAGAAGGACGTAGGACGCACTACGAGTAAACAAAACCAAATAAAAAAAGTGTCAAAATAAAAAATAAAAAAAAACAAAAAAAAACAGTATATGCCTATACCTGCTTTATTAGCTGCTGCCCTACCTGCTATAGGTAGCGCTGCTGCCTCAACGTTAGGAACAATATTTACTAACAAACAACAAGCCAATGCTGCACAACGTTCTTATGATATTCAAAGACGTGATTCTCTTGCAGATTGGAAAATGCAAAATGACTATAATAGTCCACAAATGCAAATGCAAAGATTTAAGGAAGCGGGTTTAAATCCGAACCTTATATACAAACAATCAAACGAAGCTGCACCTGTACGAAGTACAAATTATGATACTCCAAAGTTTAATGCACCAACACCTGATTTAAGTATGATTGGTGGTGTAATGGGACAGTATGCAGATATAAAATTAAAAGAAGCACAAACTAATAATTTATCTAAACAAAACACTGTAATTGAGCAAGACGCTTTATTAAGACAAGCACAAACCGCTGGAGAAATATCCAGAACTACAACAAATTTAGATGCAAATAGACGTGCCAATGAATTACAAAAATATAGCCTTCAGGCTGCAGAACAAAACCTTAGAAAAACAGATGTTGACATATCAAAAACTAAATTGGATATGTTATTAGGTTTTAGAAACGATTGGAGACAAACAGTCGCAAATTCAAAATCAATGGAAGAAGCCAATGCAAGAATTACATCTTTGGCTGTACAAAATGCAAAATCAAATGCTGAAAGAAAACAAATAATTCAATTTTCAGATAATTTAAAAAAAGAAGGAATTTTAAAACAATTAGATATAGATTTAAGAAGACTTGGTATTATGCCAAGTGATAATATAGCTGCACGATTAATGGGTAGAGCATGGAATGGTATTTCTAAAGATTCAACAGGAAATAGAAAACCTGCTAAACAAATGTTTAAAGAACACTTTAATAATTAATTATGAGACTATATACACAAGACCAATTATTAAGATTAATTAAGTTGTATAATACAGCTGATGAATCAGAAAAAAAGTTATTAAAACCATATTGTGACCAAGCAATATTTAAATATTTTAATCACAAACTAAAAAC